CGCCAATCCGTATTGTTGTTACTTGTGACGCGTACCTTAACCTGGCGTCCCTGCAAGCGTACCGACGTTGGATTAGCAAGCGAATACGGCCCATACGTTGTTTCTGTTCCCGTTGGGTAGAGTCGCGTTTTGAACGTAGCCGTTACATCGCCCAACGTTTTATCGTCAGGCACCAATTGACTTGCCACAAGCAAATTATCGCCCATGCCAATCTCATACGGTCCCGATTCGGCATAAGGCGTCTCGCCATCGTAATCCCATCCAATTTCATGCTCGTAAATGTGACCATCTTGCGAACAAAGCATGGGGTATGGAAATACCGTCTGACCTGTGCCAACCGTACGCGTTAGCGCACCAATTGACCAATGGTTCTCCCTGTAATTCCAAACAACATATGAATCAATCTCAGTCGCCGCAAGCGATGGGTAAAACCAAATGATTTCGCCAAACTTGGCATTGTGAATTGCAGCAACTTTAGATGATTGGATACGATTTAAATTAGAAAACACATAGTCAGAAACATCGCTTGGCAATGGTTTGGCGTAACCATCAAACAACCAAAATCCGCTTGCTCCCATCCACGCTGCAAACGTATCGGCAGCGGCAATGCTTAGTACGCCAACGGCACCGCAACCCGTTCCAACGCGCTCAAACCCATAGACGTATGGCGGTCCTTGATACTGTGCAAAGTGAGCATCAACGTCGGTAAGGATCAAGACGCCACCACGCACGCGTCGAGCACAGACAATTGATCCAGGCGTTGAAAGCGTAAAGTCACCCGCTTGATTGTTGGCGGCTGCCGTCCAAACTGTATTGTTTTCCTGGTCAGACCATTGCACTTTTCTCGGATCGCCGCCAGCGCCAAGGGCAAACAGAAAACGTTCTTCAGAGACAATCAAACCCTTGCAACCCGTTGGCGCGTTTGTAATAGCAACAGCTTTGGTTGGCGTTGTAAAGTCAAGTTGCCACTCGTACAACTTACCGTCGTAATCCGAGCACGCCACAAGATGCTGACCCCAATTATCCATCGACCATGTCGTGGCGGGCTGAATAGCTAAGGTTGATTTGAATGATCTTGCAGTACCGTAAGCCTCTTGTCCGTAATCTCTTCCGCCATACGATAAGTTAGGCGTGGCATCCGTTCGACCAGTGCTAAAACTTGTCGGCGTAATGTCTGCGCGATCAGCATCGCCTTGATACGCGTAAAGTTTTGATGCCGTACCGACGGCAAGCCAAATATTGTTTGAGTTGTCCTTCCACGCGTGCATACCGCGAGGAATGCCTGACGTTGCTGAGGATGACCATTGCCGCCATCCGCCCATGGGTCTAAGCGTACCTTCAAACCAACGCACAAGGTTGGCGTCATACCAACGGCCCTTCGATTGGTACTCGGTGCCGTTTCGGTAGACGCCTGGAGGAAGTTTGATGGGAACAAGTGGCATATCAGTTGCTCATGTAAAGGGCCATTTCATCGCGGCGGCGTTTGACCAGGCCCGGCAACTCTTTCCCTGCCGCTTTAGTCCACATCTTAAACGCAACTGCTGCGCCCGTATAGTCGCCTCGATTATGGCGCATCCTTAGTGTGCTGCGTTGAAGGTTGCCTAGTCCCACATTGAACGAAAAGCTGACGAGTGCATCAAGGCGAGGCTGAGTAAGACCAGCAGGACACAATCGTGATACGCCAACCTCAAAGCGTTGTAGGTCTTTTGCAAGTATGTCGTCAATTTCCGCCATTGATAACGTGCGATCCCAACCCGGTGGAATGGGTAAAGCTTTACGCTCTTCAACTTTGATGTTGATGTGCGATGGGTCAATGACATGGCCAACACCCACGGTCCAAAGCAACGCCGGACAACGATAAGGCCGCGCACGCACACCTTCGTGATGCTTGATCATTTGGAGGGCAAACGGACTGATCATTTTGCAAAGGCTCGTGACCCAAAGTGAAAGGCCACAATCGCGGCCCAAATTTGCTGCGTATCGTCATCCCATAGCTGATCAAGCATCAAATCGAATGGCACATTCGTTGTCCATGCGTACCAGAAGCCGCCAATCTCAACAAACACAAGCAACATGAACATGCCATAAGTCAACACGGGACGCACTAACGCTCTGGCGTTCTTGACCCACTGGCTTGTTCCTTCGCCAATTGCAATGTCATGCGCATACAACGCTTTCATCTCTTCGGCTTGCGTTTGCATTGCCACTTGTTCAGTGTGAATCTCTTCAATGCGTTGCTGCGCAAGCAATCCCATGGCGGCTAACTCACGCTCACGTTCATTTTGCATACGGGCAAGTTCCAGCTCGTGCGCCTTGTCCTTGGAATCCTGCCAAAGGTCAAGCAACTTGGGCACGCCACCGGCTAAGAATGACAAGAGCGTTGATAAGAGCGTCATCATGCTAGGCTGATCCTTGGCACTTTTCGTTCAACTCGTTCACCTTTTCCCATAGTGCTGTGATTTGTTTGTCGTAATTCTTTTCAAGATAGTCAAGGCGCACTTTGATCGTTACCGCATAAGCCGCAATGGCAACCACTGCTGCACCTAAGTACCACAGTTTGCCGATTGCGTCGGTGATTGCTTCCATATTGGCGGATAGCTTGCTGAATGCTTATTTCAACTTCAGCGCTAAATTCAAAAGCAAAATGATGATGGTGCCCGCCGTGGTCATAAGGATCATCTCCAATCTTTTGAGCCTGGCGTTGATCTGTGAATAGCGTTCGTCGCACACTGCTTCGTGAACTTCAATGCGTTTTAAAGCTTCGGAGTCGGCTGAAGTCATACATCACCTTTATTGCTCGTCTTTCGGAATTTGCGCCTCAGCCTGTTCCTTAATCTTCACAATCAAAGACCACACGCCAGTCTTTGCCGGTAGATCACCAAGCACGTTCAAAATAAATTGGATTTCGTTTTGGTCGAGGTTTAGGTTCATTACGCCGCCCAAGGAAGTGCCGCCACTTGCGGCGATACAGGTGGGTTGATCATGCTGTCGATTTGGCCTTGTACACACGCCTGTGCGCTGTTAATCTGATTCTGTGGAATCCATCCTGTGACAATCTCGGGCGTAAGGTTTGGGTATGGGACAAATGCGCCCTCTTGTTGGCTTGAATCAAACTGGGTGTTGCCACCAATTGAGGCCGTGTATTCACCATCTACCCCGACCACCTCCCAAAGTACACTCACGACATACTGAGGATCGGGAGTATTCACGGTGTACATGGCCGTGATGTTGGTTGTAAAAGTCGTCATGTCTAGGCTCCTTTCAGTGCAGCAAGTTCGGCTTTAAGTTGCTCAACTTGAGCAGACAATTCTTGAACAGCTTTAACTAGCGGCGAGATAAACATCTCACGGCTAATGGCTTGAATACCATCATCACCTTGATCCCAGCCGTTGAAGGTTGAGCATCCCTCTGCATCTAATGCCGCTTTGACTTCTTGCGCCACAAACCCGTGAATGACTCTAGTGGTGTCACGCTTATTTTCTTCAGCGTAATACGGATGTTCTGGCGGTAAGTCGTTTTGCGCTTTCCAAGTAAAGAGGATTGGGTTCAAACGGTTAATGAACGAAAGGCCTAAACTGTCAGGCCCAATGACGTTTTTCATCGTGCCGTCAGAGGTTTGCGTCCATGTGGCGTTGACTGTATAGGCGTTGTAAATCTTGCCTGTGCCGTTGCCTATGGTGACGTTGGTATTGGCCTGTCCTGTTACGCCGTTACCAATAACGATTTGATCTGTGGCGCTATTTACGCTTGGGTCTGCCCCACCACCAATGATGACATTGCCCGTACCCGTGGTAATTACATCGCCAGCTTGATAACCAATCGCTACGTTATTGGCATTAACGTTTTGCGTTACCGAGCCACCAGAACCAGTGATTGCGACGTTGTTGTAGGTGAACTTAACACCTACCGTTGCTGATGCAGCACCAATGCTTGTCCAGTTAACCGTACCTAGACCAGTAATGGTGTATTCCACACCGTTTGTAAGCGCTCCTGCGGAAACCGATATGGTTGCTGGGAGTACGCTATAAAGTGCTTGGTATCCAACAGCCGTGTTGTTAGAGGCGGTGGTGTTTGACCAAAGGGCTTCGTGACCAACGGCGACGTTATTTGCACCAGTGGTGTTCGACCGTAAAGCCACTCGACCTACTGCAACGCTTTCACTTCCTGTGGTATTGCTGTAAGCGGCTTGGTATCCAATAGCCGTCATTCTGGTTGTACCCGTAGTGGTACTGTATCCAGACTGATAACCAAAGAAACTATTGTCCACGCCTGTCGTATTGCTATACCCAGCCTGATAACCCACAGCAGTGTTGTTAGAGGCGGTGGTGTTGGAGATCAGTGCAGAATCTCCTAGTGCCGTATTATTTGAGCCAGTGGTGCTTGATCCAAGGGCGGAGTGTCCAACAGCAGTGTTGCTACTTGCTGTATTCGCCACACGAAGCGTTAATGCGCCGACAGCAGTGTTGTACAACCCCGTAGTGTTGGCATTCAACGAAGCGGTGCCAACAGCAGTGTTTCGACTGCCAGTTTCGTTAGATTGCAAAGCCGCACCCCAACCGGAAGGCGAATCAGTTCCTCCGACTGCCACATTGGTGTTGCCCGTAGTGTTTGAATAAGCGGCTCTGTCGCCCACTGCGGTAATTCCACCAGTCGTGTTGTTGTACCCAGCCAGATTACCAACAGCAGTGTTGTTGGAGGAGGTATTGTTGAATCTCAACGCGTTAGACCCTAATGCGGTGTTACTTGCGCCAGTCGTATTCGCCGCCAAAGCACTAGCACCCACCGCAGTGTTGGTGGACACAGCACCTGCGCCACGGCCTACTCTTACACCGTAAATCGTTGCGTCTGCGTTGTTAAAAGTAGCAGTGGCGTTAACCGTTAACGTGTCACCAACAGCATCGCCAAGGGTTGTGTTGCCATTAGCCGTTAGCGTGGATGACAAAACAACAGCACCGCTAAACGTAACGTTGCTGGATGCGCTTAAGGTTGTAAACGAACCCGCAGCCGCCAATGACTGACCAATGGTGACGCTATTGATCGTCCCCGATCCCGTTAGGTTTCCGCCAAGCGTAAGCGTTTTGCCGCTGCCCACGTTCATGGAAACGCTTGTGCCGTTCGATGCAAAGATTGCATCAATCGTGTCAAGGTCCGTGTTGAGTTTGTTACCCCAAGTGTCAGTGCTTGCGCCAACTTCGGGTTTGGTCAATCCTAGATTTGTGGTCGTGGTATCAGCCATTATGCTGCCTCTTTATAGAATGGACTTACAGGTGTCCAAGTTTCACTTGATGGAGACTGTGCGCCCCAAGATTCATCGCCAACCACTTGCGGCGTCCATGTTGCGCTGCTTGCGGTTTGATCGCTCCAGGACTCAGCGCCAACAATTTGCTCATCCCATGTTTCAGGGTTAACAGGCACCGGAATCCATGGCACATAAGGCGAGCAAGTAGATTGCGCTTCAATGTCAGTGGCGCCTGATGCTGTGTAGCACCCAAAC